AATATTCAAGTTCATAGTCATAATAATCTTGTAAATTTTTTTGTTCTTCTCTTGATAATAGATCATAAGACTTATTAAACATGACTAAAGCATAGTGTTCTTTTTCTTCTGAGCTGATTTCTGCTTCCATAATTATATAAATATTAATATTAAAATTCCAATGCATATAGCCACTAGCAAATATGCTTTTACGTTCTTTTTTTTACTTATGATTGTGATAGGCTTATCACCCATTTCATTTGCTGTATAGGAATAGTGTTGTTTCATAATTAACTTGCTTTTCTTATTAAGTAATACCATAACCAAATCATCTTTGGTCTTATAAATTCGTATGCTAACCATATTAAAATGTATTTCATAGTCCTTGCTCTTTTTTAAATGTTTCTAATAGTTCTTCTAAAGGTAATTCCGCTTGAGTTATCCACTCAGCAAACCCAATAGCATATTCATCTGCTATTTCCTCGCATTCTTCTGCATTATGGTTTCTTTTTTCCCAAACTTCTTGTTTTGCATATTGTTCAAACTTTTCTTTTAGTGTCATAATCTTATTTCTTTTTAAATTGTTCAAACCACTCATCACAAGTTCTATTCTTTTCATCAATAGCGTGAACATCACTACCATATCCAATGCTGAATCCTACTTTAAAAGCTGATTTCATATCCTCCTCACTATAACTTCTTTCTTGTTGCCATTTAGCACCTTGGATAAATCTTTTCATTGAAGGAAAACCTTTGTTTTCTTCTGTTGAATCGTAAGCCAATCTTTCAGCAGCTTCTTCAAGAGTGGTTTCTTGTTTAGGTTCTTCACTTGGAATGATGATTTTATATTCAGTTTCATCTTGACCTTTGTAAATATGACCTTCAACCTCAACAAACTCACAACTTGGATTCTTTATAAACCATTCTAAAAACTCATCATAAATAGGTTGAATACCATCTTTGATTAAATCTTTGTCTGTTGTTAGGATGATTTTTCTCCAATCTCTTCTATCAAACAATCCTTGAGCATCCACTAATTTTGGAGTTGCTTGTATAAGGTAAATTCCATCAGTACACCAATCACCTTCTTTAATTTCTTCATCAGAAGTGATGTAGATGTTTACCCCATCTAATTTTTCATATCTTGGTGTAAATACTAATTCTTCTTCTTCTGTAAAGTGCAACCTACTTGGTTTATCTGTTGGTAATACGTGTATGTTTTTCATAATTTATATTTTTTATATTCTCCTTGTTTATAATAATACAATACATCATCGTGTTTTCTGAATACAACATCATCAGGGCAGTAGTAAATAGTATCTCTAACCAATATTCTCTTATTGATGATGGTGTACTTAACACTGTCTATTGTTATTGATGATTTTGTTATACAGACTGTAGGCTGAAATAGTATTAGTAACAAGAGTAATAAGTTCATAATTATTCTTTGTGAAATTCAACTCTATATCCCTTAGAAATAAGCACTCTTACACACTTATCATCTTTAAATAACTGAAGCATCACTGTTCTACCTTCTTCTGTTAAACATTCTATTAATTGATAATCAGAACCCTCTTCTGTTGTACCTTCAGTGACATCTCCCACTTGATAATAAGTGTATGTGTTACCATTTGGGAAGTAAAATTTAACTTCTGATCTTCCTTCAGGGTTAAAAACAACAGTAGTTTCTTTATATACCCATTCACCTGCTACACCATCTTCTAAAGATATCATAGATGTGTATTTCTTAACAAATGTTGAAGTCTCTTGTGCAATACATGCAAAACTGCTCAATAGTAGTAGAGCTCCTAATAGTAATTTTTTCATAAATTTATTTGTATTTTTCTTGTTTCACAACCCATTTTGTGCTTAATACCTGCTAGATTACAATAAGCACATTTTTCTGTAATAATTTTGTATCCTGTATCAATACGCTTGAAGTCTTTAACTATATAGTTTTTAAAACCAAAGTTATCAAGTGGCATACCTCTAGATATATAAGGACCACCACTTGGATCAATCATATCTATTTCATCTTTCAGTGAGTCAACCATCCTTACATACTCAGGATAATGATGTGTGTTAGTTTCATCATCCCATTCATGTACAGCTTTTTTAAATAGATTTAAACTCATACAATGATCACTATTACAATTATCGTCTATGTATGCTTTATATGCTCTTGTATAATCATTAGGCATGCCAAATCTACAATATTTAAATTCTCCTTCCCAGAGAATATCTTGATGATCATCTTCTCTAAAAGTGTAATTGTCACCATATCTGTTTCTATAAGTATTTTTCATTAGCTTTTTTGTTTACTAAATTATATATTTCTTCCCATGTTTCTGGTAATCCCATGAGGCATTTGTCATCTATGTATATATCTGCAGAAATCTTTCTGCAATCTTGTCCATAATGTTCAATAAGCTCTGGTAAGTTACTATTTATATAATGATAAGGTATCATAGCATTATCAAGAAATTCTTGAGCATGACCTTCATATTTACCAGATCTACAAGTATTAATAATAATCTTGTGACCTTCATTATATAGTTTTCTGATGTAAATACTAGCATCTTTTTTAAGTTCACCTACTGCAGGGTATGCTAAATCACATATAGTACCATCAAAATCAATACTTAGTACTAATTTTTTCATATTATTTTTCTTTATTTACTTTTATACAATAATCAGGAATATAGTATCCAACAACATAACCACAGTCAAACTTCTCACGATATTTACCATATTCAATTGTTTCTTCTATATCTCCATCTCTAAGAACTGTATCTCCTGGATACAGATTATTACCTTTTCTGTCTTTTCCTATTGATTTCATATGACACCTTCTTTAGTTAATATTTCTCTCACTTTCTCTACAAGATCATCTATACTTCCATCATTAATAATTTCATAATCAAACTCAGCATCATCAAGAGCTGTTTCACTTGGATGAGGATTAATGTCAATTGCTCTTGTACCATTATTTCTATTTACTCTAATAGTAATACCTTTTCTCTCTACAACAGCTTCTAATTCATTAGGAAATCTCATGTCTGTAATAATCCAATTAGGATACCAATCTTTACTTCCATCACTCCATAGTCTATAATCAGCAAACAAAGCATTAACCCATACATTTATATGTAATCCATCACGCATTGCTTCTGTGCCAAGCTTCTGAAGAAGTTCTCTATATGTCATAGGTTTTGATACAATTTCACTATCAAATACTTCAGCTTCACTTCCACCTCCATAAATAATTAAAGATGTTTCATCTTCATATTGTATTCTTTCAGTAATCAAATAATCATTTCCTTCAATTGGATCAGGGTCATTCCAGTATAACTTATTCCAGCATTCTGGCATTTCTTGTTTCTTAAACTCTTGGTCTTCAAACATCTCTATAGGAATTCCTGTAAGTAGCGAAGCTGTTTGTTTTAGCTTTCCTGCAAACTTTTTAATTTCCCAGTTACTATAAACATTTACAACACCATCTAATTCTTCTAAAGAAACATATTGCATATCTTTAGGTAAGTTTTTATTTGCAACTAAAAATTGAATAATCTTACCAACAGTGTCTTTACCACTGTTTATTTTACCATTTATACCTATGATCATGATTGTTTAACTCTAGAGTTAATACACTCTCTACTAATATCAATTGAATGATATCTTTTAAGGTATCTTTTTAATACCTCTTTTTTGTCAAGTTCTGAATAGCTAAATCTTACACAGACTTTAGCATACTGAATTTTTATAAAATCTTTCATAGTAATACAATTATAAGGGAGCTTTTACACTCCCTTTGATTAAAATAATTCTAATTGTTGTCCATAACTACCAGAAGATGGTAGCACTGTAGACAGTCTTTCTATCTTGTGTATTTCATCATATATCTTATCTAGATAATATGCATCATTTACATTATATTCTTCCCAAGGTTTACTTTCTACTTTGTTAAAAATAGTTTGTTGAATCTTAGAACTTTCTAGTTGCATTTCTCTACCATCAGAATGACGTTTAATAAGCTTAGTACCTTTGTCAGACATAAAGTATCTGATAAGTCTTTGTAGTTTGTTTTCTACATATACTCCTTCTTCAATTTTACGTTCTACAAAGTGCCAATCACCTTTAAGTTTAGCACCTGCACAATAATCAAATATGTTTCTATTTACTTTTAGAAACTCTACTGGATCTACACCATCTATAAAATAAGCATAGAGTGCTTTAGGTACTATTAGAAAAGATTTGTTTTTATGAAATGGTAAATCATTAAATTCAAATCTACCTTTACATTTTACATCTCCAGTATCATAAACTGCAATGTAATTGTTTACATCTCCAATAATCATTTTGTCATACTTAACAGTTTCTAATTGCAAATTGGTAAGTGTTTCCCATTCTTTACAGATTTCAAAGAACAAATCTTCATATTGCTCATCTAATAAGAACTCAAGACCATCTGTATTTTGCATAAGAGGTTGAGCATTAGGAATTCTAATAGTCAACATTTCATATAACATTGCAAGTTGTAATTGACCATTAACTGTAATTCTAAATGTCAATTCAGGATCATACAAGAAAGAGTTTTTCTCTTTACTTAAACCATATGTAGAATTTAAAATAATCTTAAACAAATAGTTCAATGGGTCCTTTTTGCTGTACTTTTTTCTCTCTTCAAAGAACCATTCATACAATTCACAAAAGTCTTTTTTAGGAAACTGTTCAGGACCCCATTGATTTCTAATTGCCAAGTTTGGATAAAAAGAAGTAACATCTGCAGATAAAATAATTTTACCATTACCAGATTTATATATACCTGGTTTAATACAACCATGTAAACCACCTAAACCAAAATCAGTGTGAACACCTTTATGCATCATTCTGTATCTAGGACCTTTAATTTTGTCATCTCTATCATCATAAAGTTTGGTGTCTACAACTAAGTTTTTAAACCAGTTGTGTACACTTTTAAACTCAGGAGTGTCAAAATTAACCATAGGCAGAATAATATCTCTTATGTTTACATAATCTCTGTATGTGCGCATAGCTTTAATATCTTTTTTACTCTTACCTAACTTGTTAGATAAAAAATGTAAAAAGATTTCTTTGCTTATACGTGGTTCACTTGCAGAATATAAGGAAACACCATAGGTTTTACTAAGTTCAGCTCTCAAATTAATCTGAGCTGCCATAGGTCTTTCACCTTTTGCATTTTTATGTACAAAGATTTGTTTAGTTGAATTTACATCATTGATACAATATTTAATTATTGAATCTAATGTTGCATCATCTAATACAGGTTGAGTATGATGATGTGGCATCTCTTCAACATTATACCAGTCCATGGAATACTGAATCCATTTTAATGAACTTCTTTTTGCCATGTTATCCCAGTGGTTAAGCTTAAATATGTCAATACATTTAATACTTAATTTAAATTCTGGATATTCTAAAAACTCACTAGCATTAGATTTTCTAATTACTTCAGCAGCATACTGTGCAATAGAAGCAGTAATCTCATCAGAATCTAATGAAAGTAAATCTTTTTCAAAATGCAATATGAACTCAGTAATCTGAGCATCAAATGCAAGATTGTTATAGCCTAGATGCCAATCATTATTTGTTTTGCAATCTTTTAGAAAAGTAATGAATGCTTTCAACTCATTTCTTTCTCTATTTACAACAAAAGTTTTAGTTTCACTAGAACTATATCCTGTAAACACTGCAACAAAACAATTAACAATTGTTTCATAATCCATAACCCAGAACTTTTTATCTCTCATTTTATAAGTCTAATACACTTAGTGCAGGATGTTTATAATTATTGCCAAAATAATTAACAAAGTCTCTAATGTCTTTAGGCGTATCAATATAATACTCATAATAAATATCCATTAGCATGCGTTCTTCAACAAAAGAACCAGGATTGTCTAAATCTGTAGCTCCTTTTTTTAAGAGTGGATGTCCATTGTCATTTAATTTAGGAAACATCTGTGGTTTTTCTTTGTATTCTTTACTAACAACAGCTAGTACTTTAGTTTCTGGATCATAAATTGCCTCATTAAAAGGACACTTTACATCCATAGGCAGCATTCTAAAAGTTTTACTGCCATGCCAGTCAGTATTATAAATAAACATGCTTTGTTGCATTTTTTTTGGTTTTATATTAATGTTACTTCTGAGTTTTCAACTACATATGTTTCTTTTTCAAGATCTAACATGTCACAAAGTTCTCCAACTTTTTTTAATTCATTTACATCTACTTGTAAAATTTCAGCATACTTGTCAAAATAAGATTCAGGAAATAAATAAGATTCCACAAATACCCATTCTGGTGTATGTATGCCATAGTAACTATTTAATAGTTGTTTAGCACGTTTTGATATTTTTGAATATTTACCATTTACAACATTGTCAAAATCTTCTTTGTAAATGTTATAATCAAAAACATAAATTATATTTTCATCATGTGTAGGTAAACAATAGTCTAACATTTTATGATTTAATAATTCTTCTCTTTCAAAGGATTTCCATTGATCAGTATCTTCTTTTTTATATACACATACCAGCTTTCTAGAAGAAGGATCATACATATCTGTCCATGCAATATAAGTTTGCAAAGGTTTATGTTTAGCATTCTTTTTAAACTCTAGTAAAGGATATAAAAAAGTAAAAGATTTTTGAAAATACTTACGATATAAATCATTTATCATATTTCAAGTTCATTATTTACCAAAAACTGATAAGGTAAATCAAAGTTTCTATTTTCAAAATGATATTGTGCTTCTTCAAGCTTGTGTTCTGCATCAATTTCCCACATTTTTAATGATGAGTTAGATACTTTTATTGCTCCTACTTGCATATATTGATCAATTACAATGAATCTAAATTCAAAATTATAATCAGCATACTTAGGGGTGCTTAAAAATACACTTTTTACAAGTTTATAATAGATAGCAGCTTGCATCCAGTATCTCCAGAAAGATATAGAATCTTCAAAAGAATTGATGTCTTTACTGGTTTTCTTTAAATCATTTACTCTAATCACTTTGTTAGTGTGATCAAATACTAGATTATCAATAAAACCTCTAAGACCAAAACTGTATTCTTTTGGAAAAGCAGCAAGTTCAATTTCATTTTTCATTTCTACATCATCTGTAATGTTTTCTTTGACATAACCCATTACTTTCATTATGTGTGTAGATGCTTTAATAACTTCTACTACAGCTAATGCATTGTCATACATACCTTGATCAATGTTAATTTTACCTTCACATTTTTTCATGTACTCCCAATAACTTTGGTGTTTTTCATTAACAATTTTTTCAACACGTTGTGCATCAGTTTTTAAAGACTGATACAAATTCATATCTTTTAAAATGTCAAGTATTGCATGTTCAAAATGCTCTAGTAAAGACCTTGGATCACCCATTGCTTTAAGTTCTGAATAATGAACATATAATCTTTGTAATACCTCTTTAGGGTTATCACTTGGCACATCTGTTGCCATTAATACAAACTCTTTTTCAAAGTCTTCAGGATTTAAAAATAAACAGTGAATTAGTTTACCTTCAATCATGTTTTTGTCAGATACATCATCTCTTTGCCCTAATATATAGTGCATGTAGAATAATTTTGGACTAAATAATAACTTATTCAAACCTGAATAAGACATCATAAAGTTTTTATCAAAAAATTCTTCTTGTTTTTGTAGCATCTCTGCTTGCGTTGGCATTTTAAATATTCTCATTATTTACAATTTTGCATGTCTCTTAGAAAATATCTTCCTAAAATATTACCATTGTAGCTATTGCTGGTTAGCACATCTTGTTTAATTTGATGTGCCAACTCACAATAGTTTAGGTATTTTTTAGTATAACACAATTCTAAGATTTCTCTTTTATACATTAGTTTTCCTTCTATTTTGATTTCTGCAGTGAGGTCTTTTGAACTTCCATAGTAGCTTAACCAATCAGAAGGTTTAGAAACTGTTTTGGTTTTCTTTCTAGTACCTGTTTCTAATTTTTCTTTTTTTGTAATTGCTGTTTTTCTTGAAAACTGCAGACTTTTTTTGCCAATATAAAACTTGTTTGTTTTAAGGTGTGTGATTTTATAAACAAAACCTATAATGTTTTGATAATCAGGTAGATCTTCTAGTTGTGTGATTACTTTGTTCTTACATGAAGGTAGTATCCAATTGCTCATAATATAATATTTGAAACAAAACTACAAAATAATTTTATTTAAAACATGATATTTAGCAACAGCTTTATCTAAAACAGGAATAAAAAGATATGCAGCTTTTTTAATACCATGAACTTTTATAATATCACTAAAGTCTTTTTCTAGTGGTATATAACAAAATGGTAAATTAAATCTATCTAAATAATATTGCATACTATCAACGCCTGCTTTGTCACTATCCATATAAGTAACAACAGCCTCATACTCTAGTTTAAATCTATTAATTAACTTATCAGAAAGTTTTGTATTCTCACTATCAGGTGCTATAACGTCAACATTAAGTCCTGGAATACTTTTGATTGCCATGCAATCTTTTAGGGAAGATGTGATTACTAAAAATCTTTTATTTTCTAACTGATCAATACCTTGAATATGTTGTGCTAGTTTTAAAAACTTTTTTGAAATATTTAATGGTTGATACAATTTGTATAAAACGTTATTACTGTCAAAATATCCATAAGTGTTTTCTTTTGCAATAGTAAATATTTCATCTGTAAATGTTTCATTCATTTTTTTACACATTGTAAAACTTGCAATAGGTACAACTCTGTATTTATTTAATAAAGCACTGCTTATATTAAACTGTAACCAGAATTTTGCATCATTTCCATTCCATTCTCTAGTTATATAATCAGAGACAGTCCAATGAACATTGTTAAAATCTTTTTTTACAGCAGTTTTGCCTTCTTTTAAGAATTTATTATAATCTTCAATGATTTTTGCTGCAGTTCTACCAAAATCTTTTTTCCATATGTGCATCATCAAATCAACAGCACTTCCTGATTTCCCAGTAGAGAAACACTTAAATTTATATGTACTGTTTGCACTGTAAAAATACAAATACATAGAAGGTGTTTTATCTAAAGGGTTGAAAACACTGTTTAATCTAACACTTTGACCTTTTAAACTTTCTGGTAATTCTAGATACGTTTCAAATATCCAATCACTTGGAACATCTTTAATATCACATGTAAATTTATTTAAACTAAACATATACTATAAGTTATAATAGAAAAGGGTAGACATTACATCTACCCTCATCTTAAAAAATAAAACAAAAAAAACTTATAGAATTATGGTAACTGTAAGTCATTAATATTATTTTCAAATATAGGAGCTGAAAACACCTGAGCTGCTGGAGCAAAACCTGCAGCTAAGTCACCCATTGCACTTTCTGCAGTAGCATCAGCTACTTTTTTTTCATAGATGTGAACTTCTTCATTAAAATGAGCAAATTTAGCATCTTCTAAACTGTTTGAATATGCAAATTTACCTTCTAATCTTTTTGGTAAATATAAAGCATAACTTGGATATTCAGAACCTTCTTTGAAATATTTTTGTGCACCTAGTGTAAAATAGATTTTAAACTCTCCTTTAATAAGAAAAGCTCTTACTTCTGATACAAGATCTTCAATAGTATCTGCACTAACATTCATACCTTGAAATTGGTCTAACAAATTTAATTGTTTTAAGAATGTACCTAAAAAGTTTTGAATAGAATCATCTCTCAAAATAGCTTTTCCTTTGTACTCCCAATCTTTAAAGCCATATTGATTAGCTTTTACATTACTTGTTTGACCTTTGTAATGTCCTTTAGAAGGATCCAATCTATTAAGAGGAAACCCTTCAAAATCTTCACCTAGTTCAGGACCTTCTAATGTAAATATCAAATTGTATTGATTTGCATCATAAGGTGGTTTTTCTAATTTTAAATCTAATACCTTACACTGATGTGTACCAGGTTGTAAACTCTTTTGTACAAATGTACTTTCTGCTGCTGAATAATTGTTTAAACTAAAACTCATTTTTTTAATTTTTAAATGTTATAATTAATTAATCTATAAATATTTCATCCCAGTGTGTAGTTACTGTTCCATCTTCTGCAATTTCAGAGATAACAATCTCTTTATTTCTTAGATGTTCTGGTCTTGCACCACATAGAATATCATCTTGAGTTTTAAAACTTAAGATATTTTTGTTTCCTTTTCTCACTAAGTATCCAATAGCATCTGCTTTGGAAGTAGTAAAGATTTTTAACTTACCTGTTAAGTTTAAATCTAAAGCTTCAAATGTACTACCATTCTTTTCTAACATGGTGTCTTTTACGTGACCTAGTAAGATTAGACGTGGTGCTAATACTTTAAATCTTTTGATTACATCTTCAAAGGCTTGTCTTAACCATGGATAACCTGCACCATTTGCCATATTAAGGATGCTACCATGTTTAGGTTTACCTACTGTAAACCAGTTAGCACCCATTGGTGACTTAGAATACAAGAACTCTGCATATGGTATGCATAATTCTTCTAAAGCTGATACTGTGTCAATAGCAATATACTTATATGGTTTACCAGCAGCTAAAATTGCTTGTTCAAGATTAAATAATTCTTGAATTGTTGTAATTTTAATTTTTACAGCGGATACATAATCAGATCCATCTTCTAAATCAATAAGCAAACTTTCTGGTAGTTGTGACAACAATGTTGTTTTACCTACTTTAGGTTTACTAAATATTAATAAATTTTTAGGACTTTTTGTAAGTGCTCCTACTGGAACAGTTGGTAATACCATACCTGTTGCAACTGTCTCTGTTGCTTTTGTTACTTCTGCCATTTTTTACCTTCGTCAATTAAAGTATTTAACCATTTTTTGTTTGATAAGGGCACTTTATTCACAATACAATAGATGTCTCTAATTGTCATTTGTGCATAGTGATTATCTTCTTTTTCTGTAAAAGGTAGTTCATCATCAAGTTCTACCATATCAACTTGTGGAAAATCTAAATTTAATAATTGTTGAGATTCTTCTGTTAATTTTTTTGTCATTACTGCATATGCAGTTTCAATTTTATTTCTGCTAATCAATTCTAAATCAGATATTCTTACAGCATATGAAACAAATGGTAAAGCTGTACCATCACTTTTTAAAGTTACTTCACTGCAAAAATTTGTATCTGTTTTCCATTCTGGTTTATTTTTTAATCTGTATAGATTTCTATGACCTTCTTCATAAGGTTTGTCATACCAATCAAACAGTTCAATAAATAAATCTTGATTTTTAGAAAGTTCATTTGCAAAAAATCTAACACATTCAGATTTTTTACCATCTACAATTTCAAATTCACCACCTTGATAACATAATTTTGCAAGAAACGTAGGATTTTCAATTCCATTGTCTACAAACAATTGTTCCCAATAAGGTTTAAACTCAGCTGTGATTACATTAATGTGTTTCTTCTTTTTTAATAATTCTGCCATAAATAATTTGTTTTAAATTGATTTTCTAATAATTCTACATGAAGGTTCAGGAGCTTCTACTACAAGCATTCTTGCATAATCTGCACGATACCATTGTATACCTACTTCACCATATCTATTTTTTAATACATGCATTGCTAATAAATATTTGTCTGTTGGTGTAATCATATACTGATGTGGTCCATAATAAGACAAGTTATACTTTGCAGGTCTGTTATAAGCAATCATAACATCTGCGCATTGCAATAATGCATCACTTCCAAAGACATCTTTTTCAGTAGGATAATTTCCTGCTTGTCCTGGTTTTTGTCTTTCAGCATCATCAATTTCTCTGTTTAACTGAGTTAATATAAGAAATAAAACAGGTATTTTATTTTTCATCTCAGCCATCATGACAGAAAGATTATTTAAAGTTTCTTGTTTACTTTTTTCACTTCCACTTTGTTTTACTAAAAGTGTATGATCTAAAGTTATCACAAATGGTTTTCCAACTTTTTTGTAAAATTGTATAATTGCTGATTGCATTTCATTTACAGTAAGAGCTTTATCTATAATAAACTCTTCTCTTGAACTGTTAGCTGCAGCATAAGCTTTTAATTTGTCAAAATCGCCATTAGTCAATGGAGGCATTCCATCGTCTTTAGCAGATTGTAAATATCTTATATTCATATTATTAGCAGCTGAAAATTCACGTAGAGCTATATTTCTACCTAACATTTCAAACTGAAAATGTAATACTGCAAAATCTTGTTCTGGATTTAAAATTTGCAATTCTCTAGTTAAAGAGCTTGCTATCAAAGTTTTACCCACACCTGGTCTTGCAGCTATAACATATAAAGAGTGCCATTCTAAACCATTTAAACCAATAGAATTAAATTGTTTCCATTGAGTTTTTAATGATTTTGATGTGCCTTTTGCTCTATTAAATATGTAGATAAGACCTTCATTCATTACGTCAGAGTAATGTTTCCATAAATCTGTGCTTGTTGCACTCATAAACTTTTGTGATTTAGATTACGAAGATACTAAATTTTTAAGAGTTAAACAAAAAGTTACCAAGTAATTAATGGTAATTTTTTCTGTTCTTTAAGATGTTGATTAACAGCATTAAAGATATTATTACAATCCCAATGGTGAGCTTTTGCATAAGCTGCACTAGCAGGATGTGAACACTGGAGAAGTAAAGTGTTGCGTAATATATCATCTACTAAATCTTCATACTCTTGTGCTTTTTTACCAATAAACACCCATACATAGTCATTATGTGAAGTGTTTAGCATATCTACTAAATAAGTAATAAAAGGTTGCCATATATTCACATGTTTTCCAATTTTATCTATTTCAGTAGTTAATGCAGTGTTTAGTAATAGAACACCTTGATTTGCCCAGCGTTTTAAATCTGGATCAACTGTATTTACATCTTTTTTACTTTCATATACTGTATCATTAACAGCATGTAAAATATAACGCAGTGATGTTTCTGCTTTTTTTGTATTTCCACAAGAGAAAGCAAGACCATCTGCTACACCTAACTGAGGGTATGGATCTTGTCCTATCATTATTACTCTTGTTTTATCATATGGACATTCCATAAAGGCATTAAACACTTGTTTAAGTGGTGGTGTAAATCTTTGATTTTCTTCTACACATTTTTCAAGTGTTGTCATGATTGTAACAAAGTCTTCTGATAACAGAAAACCTTTTAATATATCATGCCAACCTGAAGGTTTAAGCATCTCATATAATTTTTTTGCATATTCTTCTGAGGTAGTTTTTTGTATGTTAGACATTTTGTTATATATTTGTTACTTAAAACATTAATTATGAAAAATAAAAAAGAAACACTAGATCCTGATTTTAAATTTAAACTTATAGATCCAGAAGCTATTATATCAATTGATATGAATACTAATTTCTATATCAGATTAAAAACAATAGCTATGTCTATGGTAAAAGATAAATCTAAACAGGAAATGGAAAATGCTAATGCTCAGATAAAAAATAACAAAGTTACAGAAGAATGGGTTGAGCATCTTGAAACATTGTACATATTGATAAATGATTTTGACAAAGAAGCAATTAGATTAAACAAAATAGTTGAAAAAACTAAAGAAGAAATGGAAGAACTTATGAAAAAAAGCATGGATCTTTAAAAATAATACCCAACAATATTTCCAATTTCTATACACATTTGTATAGCATCAGATAATTCTTTTTTATCACAATCAGCAAAGCTTTTATACTCTTTTGAAGCAGGATTTATTAGTCCTGCTTTTTCTTTTACAGCTTCTTTCATCTCTTCAAATGTATGACCTGTTTCTCTTGCTAAGTCTCTAATCATAGCATGAACTTTAGCTAATTGACCAGATGTTTTATCATCTTCATTATCTATTTTAGTAATATACAATTCAACAATTTCTCCTTCAGCTAATCCTTTTTTAAATTCAAAGTATTTTGCTGCGTCACTACTTGTCAAAGGTTTTAAAACACCACTGCGTTTATCAAACCTAACTGTTATATTTTGCATCTTGCCATGTTATTTTTGATTGGTCTAAGTCACTAAGAGCACTTATAATCCATTCTGTATCAACTGTATCTTTATATGCAAGCATGTGTATTACAGATTGTTTTTCTGGACTTAATCTAAGCAATCTACCAATCCTTTGGTTACTTTTTCTTTCATTGCTATATGCATGAAGTATGATACCATATTTTAAATTTGGTATATTTACTCCTTCATTAAGTTGTTGTACTGCAGATAAACATTTAAACTTACCTTGTTTAAATGCTTCAAGGTTTTGTTCACTATCTGGATTCTTACTGTGATAACTGTTTTCACATACTCTATCTGCCTGATCAGTGTTATTACAAAACACTATACACTTATCATCTACGCTACTAAGAAGAAAGTTTTTAGCATAGTTCTCTTTTGTTTTATACTGCATTAAACCTTGCATACGCATGATACGCATCTTCTGTTTATTACCTAAAGAAAATGTTTTTTCTATCTGATTAGTCCAGTATGCATAATGATCTCTTTCAGAAGTTAAAAATCCTCCTGTTTTTGTAGTAACTTTGTGTGTCTTATAAGTATTAAGAGGTAACAAGTGTACTATTATTCTATAGTCATTAAGAATTTTATCATCAATAGCATCATCTGTAATGTACTCATACACTATAGGACAAAATCTATCAACCATAATACCTTTTTCTGAATTTGCATAGCGCGGTGGTGTACCAGAAAGTCCTAGTATATCACCATGGTAAAACAATAAGAAATTTTCATGTGTATACAACAAGTTATGACATTCATCTAAGTAGATGCAATCATATTCTACATGTTGTTTTGTAATAGATAAATAAGTTGTAAACTTTATATGTTCTAGTAAATGTTCAAGTTTAAACTTTGCAGCTTCTTCTTTCCAAGATGTAAATATAGAAAGTTTAGGAGCTACTACTAAGAACTTGCGATCACCTTTAAGATATCTTTCTTGCATATGGCGTAAGCCAATGAGAGTTTTACCAACTCCCATGCTTACTCCAAGACTACATCTATTCTTGTTTTTTGTTGATTGTAGAGCTAATTCTTGTATTTCCTCTCTCTTTGACTGCTCCATCTGTTTTCTTTTTATAAACTTTTTGTTTTGGCATCTCTACTTTAAAAGTAAGATCTTCTTCTTTAAATTTTGCATTAACTCCTAAGATTGGTTTAGCATTGTCATAATCTTCTTTATCTACCCATCTAATACCTAATAAAAGTTTGTTACAAAATCTAATAAAGAATGTTGGCTTTTTTTGCATCCATAATATTAATCCTTTACCTAGTAAGGCATCTTCTTGTGTTTTAGTTCCTACTATAAGGAACCCAATAAATTTACTGTTATTCATTTTCTAATCTGTTAAGTGAAAAATTTAATTCTTTAGCTTCTTTAGGATGTGTTTCTATATAATTATGACAACTTCTACATAATGGTATCCATGTAGACACATCATTTACATATTCACCTCTTCCTTTCATGTGGTGTACATCTGAAGCTATTAATGCACATCCTTCTAATCTTGCTTTACAAGATTTGTTATTATCATCTTGAAAAAATTTATTTCTCAAAACAGTATACAATTGATCTTGTATACTTTTTTTGTCAGACTTTGGTTTAATAGGTTTTGGTAGTTTTTTAGGAAGTGGAGTTGAGTTATCCTTTAACCAACATTGTCTGCAATATTTATTGCCATTGTGGTTCTTCCATATGACTTGTTCAGTTTCACAACTATTACAAATCTTTTTTTTTATTTCTATCATTTATTCTTCTAAATTATCATGATCTATGAAGTCTTCATCAAAGATTTTATCTTCTGGAGCAACGTCTAAAAGATCTTCTATTTCTTCTTCAGTAAAATCATCATCTAAGTCTTCTATCTCTTCACGTGCAGGACCATGTCTAAGCACACTGTGTATAAAAGGATCATTAAATTCTTCACCATGATTAAAAGCAACAAGATTTTTTAGATCTTGATCAGTCATTTTTAAAAATTGATCTATTGACATTTCAATAGATTTACCATTGGGCAGTTGATAAATCATTATAGTATATTTTATTAGTATGCACTAATATACTACATCTTTTTTCCACTATAAATGTTAAATTTACACCTTTTGATAAATATTTTCCACTATAAAGCTATAGCTCTGCATTATTTGTAAAATTTTCTAAAAAGCTTTCATATGAATAGTGCAAACTTCTGCTTATCACATTTGATTTGTCAAAATTAGTTATTAAAATTTTATTATTGACTGTATCAATTGTGATTAGAAGTTGCACATCAGCATACATTTGTGTACCTATACCAAAACCTAAATCTGTTTTCCAAAATTCAGAAGGTATCATTCTACAAAAAAACATTCTACTGAGATAATCAGGATCATCCCATTTAACTTTTTTACTTAATACTTCATGTATAATATGCAGAAGTGTGTGTGCTAAATCATGTGTGTATAAAAACACACTACCATATAAACTTTTAATTTCTAACTGTCCACTATTTATATTTGTTTCCATAAGCTATTCTAAAACCAAGTTTAAACCATGTCACTTTAATATAAAATGCATAATTATAACAAGACAAAATAGATTCTTTCTTTAAGAATACACCTAAACCAAATTCTCTATTGTTTACTCTACAATTTAATTGAACCTTCATAAGCTGTATCTGTTGAGCCAAATCCTCCATCACCTCTTTCAGTTGATGATAATTCATCTACCTCCTCAAAAGTTACTTGTGGATAAGGCATAATTATAATTTGTCCAATTCTATCACCTACATCATAAACCATTCCTTCTTCTAGATATCTAAACTTAAACATAATAGATCCTCTATACCCAGAATCAATAACTCCTACAGAATTAGATAATACTAATGATGTCTTTGATAAAGAACTTCTAGGAAATACTAATCCAACATAACCTAAAGGAATTTCAACAGCAATACCTGTATCATAAGTAACCATTGAGTTATCTTCATTCCATTCTTCAGTAACAGCTGTTAAATCCATACCAGCATCTCCTGGTTTAGCATAAAAAGGAATTACTGCATCTTTATGCAGTTTTTTAATTTTTACATTCATAATTTTTATTTGTTTAATTTACAATGTTACTAATAATATTTTGATTATACAAGTAGCAATTACTTATATATCATCATCTTCATCACCTTTAGTACCAGACATGATATCAAATCTGTCTCCTAGTCCTCTTAATGATCTACCTAACATTTTACAAAGATTGTGAAGAGCTTCTGTAGATAGACTATCTAACCATTCT